TTGAGTTCTTTTCTACAGCAATCCAATATTCTACTGGACGTGTTGTATGTTTAAAATGTGATATAAGTTTTGAAGATAGGGTAATCACATAATCCCCTGGGATAGTCTTAAGATTTGCTATTGATAATATCAAACTAAAGTCAACTTCAGGGACCTGAGAGGCACTCACTTGAACATTATATTGATTTGAAGTATTATCATTTGAATTAGCAACTGTTATCTTAACACTAGATTCAGAGTCTTTAGTGATTATCATATCAGATGCACCAAGCGCGCTTGATGCTTTCCTTATTGAGGCTATTTCATCAGCGCTCAATGTAAATTGGACCTCAGTGCTAGGCATTACTACAGGTTTTGATGGAGAAGTTAATGTAGTAGTGTCCGACAGAAAGTACTTAACAGATCGATTACCCTGTTTGATGGAGACGGAAAGGTTATCGTCTGCAAAGTTTAGTTCAGGATCGTCAAACATGCTCATAGCACTAAGGAACTCGTTCAGGTCGTATAGACCGAATTCTTTTTCGAAAGTTTCATTAAGATTAGCAGTGGCAAGAATAGTTTTGGTTTCTGCCATTGTTGATATTGTTGAGCCTGGTCTTGCTACCAAGTTCGCGTTTATTGTAGAGAAATTTTTTAATATCTCACGGGTTTCATCATTTAGTTTCACATATTGCTCCATTATTTTAATTATTTATACCTGGTAGAAAAATCCATCTCAGGTCTTTCGGGAAATTCCGTATTTTTTTCATTTAGATCATGCTGATGCAGTGCAATCAAAGCATAATGTAAAATTTTCATTAGATCTTTTCGGTTCGCACCATCTTTTTTGCCATAACGCTGTGTATATTTTAAAACGTTGCCTAATGCGAAACCCATACCATGACCACAGTCAATTATGAATTCTGTTGACTGAAATTTATTTTTTGAATAGTGACCACCATAAGTGACATCTACATATTCTTGGAGCTCTTCAATAAGAGCTCCTTCATTAAATTTATAATCAGGCATTGTCTAAAGCCTCATCTAATATCTCGTCTATTACAGGATCTTGATCAACCTTCACTTCTGGTGAATCATCAACATTTACCGAAGCATCAACCTTCGAGTAAAGATCAAGGAAAGCTTCCTTAGTATCATTATCAAATCTGTTTACACAGAGTTGGATGGCTTTCATTCTATCATCAAAGATAGAATAAGTTTGAGTTATGTGGCAAAGCCTACGAGTTGATATTAACTCATCGATTCCATCATCATCAAAAGTTTTTCTGATAGTGTCAGACCACTGAGATAAAAGTTCAGCAAAATCATGATCTGTTTTGCCATATTTGTCCATATGCTTAAGGACAATCTTTTTCTCTATTGAAAGAGAAGGATAAGGTTGTTCAACCGTAATAGTAAACCTTTCAAGGAAAGCTTCATCTATGATTGAAGCTGCAATGAATCGACCATCGTCTGATCCTTTACCTTTTGTATTCGCTGTAGCGATTACGTTGAAACCTTCAGCTGGTGTAACAACTTCACCAGTCTTTTTGATAAGAACAGGTTTTCCTTCAAGGACTCCCTGCATACACATGATTTTATTTGAACCTCTATCAAGTTCGTCAATAAGAAGTAAAGCACCAGATTTCATCGCTTTGATGACTGGTCCTTCGGCGAATATAGTTTCACCGTTAACTAAACGGAAACCACCGATAAGATCATCTTCATCAGTTTCAGGAGTTATCTGAACTCTGATATATGATTTATTTACTCGAGCACATGCCTGCTCAACCATTAAAGTTTTTCCGTTACCGGAAAGTCCAGTGATATACACTGGGTAAAACATATTGGAACGAACGATGTTCTCAATATCTTTGTAGTTGCCCCAAGGCACATAATATTGATCTTTAGCGGGAACAAATATCTCACTATTTTGAATTGATTGAACTGAAGTAGGCATTGACTTTTCTACTTGAGGTTGATCTTTCTGAATGAATGGTAAAACCACACTTGAAAGATTATAAACTCCACGCCTAACTTTAGGCATTTGAGTGACTATGTTATATGCCTCTCTTCGAGGAATATCATTCTCATCGGCTATAGCGACAAGAGTTTTTGGAAAAAATTCAGTTTTTCCAGGGTTAGCTACTACCAATTTTTCAATGATAGCTTTTTGAGCAAAGTTTAAATCCATAATATAATTCTCCATCAAATTTTTTATTATGTATACATTCTACCACACTTTTCAGTAGATGTACACCATTAATCTGCAGTTGGCTGCATTTTTTTGTATTTTTATTGAATACTGTGATATTTTTGTCACAGTTCATTAGGCTACCGCCTCAGCAAATTTAGTCGCAAGGACTCTATTTGCTTTTTTAGATTTTTGGAACTTTCTAAAAGCTCGTGTGATTTCATTCTTTTTAGCAACTGAGCTTACTTGAAATTCATCGTTGTCCGTATTCAATGATGATTTATCAGATTTAAGAATGAAATAGTCATTATATCCACAAACCTCTTTAAGGTGTAACATTTTGTCTTTTAGGAATTGCTTTCTAGCATCCATGGATTGATCCCATCTAGTTTGATCAAAAGCGAGTTGATAAATGTTATGAAATTCATGTCTTGAACCTCTTGTAAGAAAGTATCCTACACTGTTTTCACAATATTTCTTGATATTAGATAGAAGCATTTCTGTTTCGAAATCCCATCTTGAAGCAGTTCTAGGTTGCTTTGTAAGCATCTGATTGTCTACAACATATCTTTTAGAGCCACTATAACCAAGTCCTCTAAAACTATCTATGTTTCCTGATTGACCGTCTGTCATACATGTAAATATAACTTTTTGAACATTATTATCAGATCTAAACTTTTTGATAAGAGTTGGTATATAAGTTAAAACCGCATTAAGTGGAGTCATACCTAAATCTTCAAGATTTGTTAGAGTTGTATCCTTTGAAGCATAACCACCCTTTTCATTAAAATTCCAAGCCATTTTATGAAAAGCTCTTACTGCTTTTTCATATTCAGATTTTTTCATTTTATTACTCATCATATGAATCACTTTTATATCTGAGTGATCTACATGATCTATTGAAGGCTTAGTCCAACCTCTTAATTTGTTTTCTCTTTTCTCAGAATTAGTTTCTGAAGTAAATGAATAAACATCAAAAGGGATATGTACTTTTTTACAGAAAGCTGTAAGATTTAACATTTGTTTAATAACTGATCCTAAATCTTGCCACATTGAACCTGACCAATCGATTAACATAACCATACCGTGGTTTTTAGCATCAGGCATATTAGTAAATCTTTTGAAAATATCATCGTTATATTTGTAGCTGTAAAGTTTATTTACGTCTAAGGTTCCAGATCTAGCTGTTTGAGCTCTTTTAGATCTCCAAGCTGCTTTTTTCATTTCAAATTCTTTAGCCATAATATTAACAAACTTTTTAGTTTGTGCTTCAAAAGAAATCCAAGCATCTTGCTCAAGAGTTGACCATTCACCCCATAGTGGATTAAGATTAGTTCGAGCTTGTTCTACTTCTTGGTAAGAAATTAAATTATGTTTCCACTGTTCATCTGTCATACCATATACAATATCTAATGTACGACCAAGTTCGTCTCTTTCAACAAATTCTCTTTCTTGAGATCTTTGAGCTTGGTCTGTATCAGATTTAAGATCTTCAATTTTATTTGGTTTTTCAAGAGTTTCTTTATCTTCTACTCCTTCATTTTCCATCTCACTATTTGAAGTTTTATCTTCTTCTCCTTCAGTTCCTTCTCCTTCTGAACCTTGTGATTCGCTATCAGTCTGTTGGCTCTCGCTAGTAGAAGTCTCATCTGAGCTTTCCTTATCCTTTCCTTCATTATCTGAATCGGATTGGGAAGAAGCTTCTGAGTTTGGCCTAGCCATTTCATCAACTTCTGTATTATCATTTTCACTACTTTCTGTTTGCATAGGAGTTCCATCTTTATCAGCTATCATATTCATAGCATCTATCATTGGATGTGCTTCAGGCTTAGGCTCATATTTAGAATATTCTACTAAATCTTTACATACGTCTAAAACATCTTCCCATGTTTCAACTGCAAAAGCTTTATTAACTATTGGCATTTCTGCAGGAGTGAATTGAACTTTTACAAGATTTCTCATTTTAGCTTTAAGATTTATTCTATCTACAAGTTTAAAATGTTTGGCTTCAATATCAGTGACTCCCTTTATATTGAAAAAGTCACGTTTATTAAGAGAATTATAACCCTTTTTAAATGAAAGTGCAAGGCCTGGATATTTACGCTGAATTAGCTTTTCAATCCTTACATCTTCAATAACATTTAAAAATGATTTAGGAAGATTTGGGATATCTTTATCTGCTGTATGCCATCCTTCTGGTGGTGTATATAAAGCGTGTCCAACTTCATGACCTACAAGTAAATCATAAAGATTTTCCATATCTTTCCAAATAGGAAGACCAAGTACTCGATTTTCTACATCAAAGTAAGCTGTTTCATAATTACCATGTTGAACAGTAATACCTTC